CGTTTAGCGTGTGCTACCGTTTCTGCTGTAGTTCCTCCCGTTCCCTTTGTGGTGTTTTCTATTCTTGCAACAATATTGCTAACGCCGTTAAGTATGGTTACGTTAGTGTCTATTGTACCTCTAGCGATATCACCATTTACTCCACCACCTGTGCGATAAGTAACGATATACGTTGCGCCAGGTGTTGGCATTCTTCCTCTTACACCATCGCCGAAGAAAAGAGTGGCTGTCATATCTTGATTATACTTTTTCTCAAAGACGGGAGTGTTTCCTCCAGAAGCCACATATAAATTGGATATCTCATTATACTCTATACCTTCAGTTGAAGATACACCAATACTTCCTTCAATAACAGGACCATTATTTAACACGATGGTCTGTCTGTTTGCATCTTGTCCAAAACTTCCTGTTTGTGATTGTACAACTCCTTCCAATAACATAAGATTACTTACCGTACCATCTGTTGCTATGTCGGAATTAGGAATCGTAATATCTTTACTAAAAACGTTCAATGTACCATCCGCTTGTTGACGCATAATAGAATAAGTAAGCGGAGTACCACTTCGTTGATTCACTATAGAAATACGACGATTATTTTCAGTAATCACGATATCTCCGCCACCATACTCAGCTTTGTTTACAGGAAGAGTTAGTTTTCCAGTCGCTTTAGATGCTGTAGGACCTTTCATTGCTACTCCGATAAGCTCCAACAACCGTGACAAATTATTTCTATCTTTAACCGTATCAATATACATTTCGTTAGCAGTCATATCTGCTCTCAAAGTAAGAACCGATGCCATGTATGCAAACATCTCCAATAACATCTGACCTAAGTCGGAGGCTGCGAAGTTGTTATAGTCGAGGGGGTATACGGACTTTAGGTAATCTTGTAATGCGCCTCGATAATCATTAAAACCATTAAGATTATAATCTATTAAATCAGGTTTACGGTCATCGGGAATCTGTCCTAATTTTAGGAAATCAGATTCTATCGTTCCATCGAAACCAGACGTATTATACAGTCCTTCGAAAAATTTTGAATAGTTTTGTGCCATATTATACAGTTATCTCCACGTTTGTCGTCGTAAGTAAATCATTTTTCGTAGACAGAACAAGTTGAACAGTTAAAGTATTTAACTCGTCTTGAGGAAAAACGTTCAGCTGCTGTAATACGACACGTGGTTCGTATTTAGCGATAGTATCCGAGATTTGAGCACGTAATGTGGCTATAGAGGCGCTGTCCATAGGCTCAAACATAGACTTTCTTAAATCAGTACCGTAATCAGGTCTCATTACTCGTGCACCTCGGGAGGTCATTATTAATTGTATAACCCCATCTTTTAAAGCTCCCAAATTTTCACTTTGAGTCAATACCCCTCCGATACCATCCCATCTCATAGGGAAAGCCATACCGAGAATGTCGTCTCTATTGTCAGTTTTTTGATATTGAAGATTAAAATTTACCATAAGTTTACGGGGTTAAAACATTTTTAAAGAAACCTTTTTGGGCTTCGAAATTAGTTTGGGCTTCAGTAGTAGTTAGGGGCTTTCCGTAAATCTTAAAACTACCGACAAAACCATCTAAACCACTTCTAGGAATCACACGGGTCGAAGCTCCGCTTGACCCTTTACTGTTGGATAACGGGGGCTCATGCTGTCCCTTAATGAAAGTTTTACCGTCAATGTCAACAGTCACTACATTAGCTCCAGGTCTAGTCTCCTGATATGTGTTGTTAGTATTTGAGCCTAAGAATCCCATAGGACGATAATCTGTTCCCTCTATAGAAGGGATATTATCTGTGTACCCACCACCAATAATCCACGGAGTAAAGACAGGGAACGCGACTCGTTCAGGCGTTAATGGTTCATCATAAATATTAACACCTAAAAAACTTTCTTTAGTAGGAGCAGTTCCAGCTGTAGGGTCTGCTGGTAGAGGTGGGTGTTTTCCTATTTGAGCGGCAGTTGGAAGTACGGCATTTTGTCCGTCCGCACCTAAAACATCTACCAAAGATGAGGTGCTAAGTAATTCTCCATCCAAACAAACTCGAACTTCATCCAAACCATAATCAAAAGCAACATTAAAATGAAGATACGCACTACTCACATCAGCTATACCTGAACCACTGTTATTTTTGGTGGCGCTAGGAATAAACATACCTATGGCTGATACTTGGGACGGTGTCGGTCCTTTAACATCCCCCCATTTTTCAGCCAAACAAACACTATGACCCCAACTATTAAGAGGGTTTCTAGTATAATTTTGATTTTGACCTACTGTAGGAGCTATAACAAACTCTAAACCGCTTGAACCATAACTATTTTGGTTTTGAGGACTGCCTTTATCTCTCCAGCCCATAATCATCCCCACAGTTTTACTTGCATCAGTAGAGTTACCGTTTGGTTCATTAGGGTTAGCTAAAACAAAACGGCTTGGAGATGGTCCACTATTCTCATTAGCAAATACTAATCGATACCTGTGATGGTCGGTCATATCGCGATGAACTTTTGGGACGTAAGCCCAAAAATCTAAAGTAACACCTTTTGTGCTGTAAAATAGGTTGTCTAAAATTCTACTGCCTTTGTTCGGCTGATTAAATTGCTCAAAGTCTTTGGTTATATTAGGAAGACGAGCGTAAGAACCTTTTACATCCTCCCACACAGCAGATTCTGAGAGATGTAGGTCATATATGGTTCCGCCTAACTTAGCAGTACCTACTCCCGAAGGAAAAATTAAATTTGGTGATGTGCCTACAAACTTTGCATCTAATCTAGTCGAACCTTCAGCTGCATTATTTAATGCGTACAGCGTAGAAGACGGTTGGGTGATTGCATCCGGGTCTAAAAAATTATAACATGCTACTAACTCATCATCTACAATATCATCTGTTAAAGATTTGTACAGAGGTTCAGAAGAGCTTAAACTTCTAGAGCCTTTACGTTTAACCCAATCACCTAAACCTATAGGGTCGACTGATAAATTCTCACTATATGTTTCTGGAGTGTTGGGAGCAATAACATATCTTGCTTGATGAGGTGCCACTACTGTATCCAAGTCCTCGGAGAACAACGTTAATTTTGTTTGAATATCTAGGTTTATATCCGTCTCCCTTAAATAGGAAAAATCGTTTATCGGTATCCGTGGAATTTGTTTCCAGCTACCTACAGCAGCCATAACCGTTTTATCTCCAGGAACATTTGTTATCTCGTTGGTTTCAGTATTCCATGCTACGGTTGTAGGACCGTCATCTGTCTGTACAGATAAAAAAGTTAATTCTTTTAATTTATTATTTAAATCTTTATATCTTAAATCATACTCAAACGCTTTTCCTACAGGAATTTGGTATTGAAAGAAAATACCTTCTCCTAAAGGATGGCTTCTATCAGTTAAAAAGAATGTATCTCTTCCATACACAGCTGCTAACGCTAATTGTTTTTTTCTTTTCTTTATTTTGCTGTCGTAAGTCGCTGCGACCCCTCCCAACTGGGCGGTGTAAGACTGTACTAATGCATCCGCGTCAGAGTATCCATTAGCTATAAGTTCGGTAACATACCCAGATACTTCAGTTATTTGAGATATTTTATCATCTTGAAATTGCTGAAGTACATCGTCAAACTGATAATACTTATCGGCTAAATCGTTACCTTCTCCAACGTCTGAGTCGACATCAAAGACAGTTCCAAAATTTCCATAAGTATCATCTTCGCTAAACGTTAGACCTCTACCACCAACATTAGATGCATAATCTAAATCCCAAGTTTTATCAGAGCCTGGTTTAGGATTAATAACAGGTACATCTTGCGTTCTTGAGTTATAATACAAACCATCTTTAGATAAAATAAACTTGTTGGCTGCGGATATAGGAGGTCCAAACTCTAAATCGAACACAGGTTCTTCTTCTCCAATACCTGAAAACTGAAGTTTTACTGCTTCTTGTCTGGCTTCTACTTCGGTTAGGGGTACGACGGCTTGAGATATTATTAAATTTTGGTATTCTAATTGAGCGCTCTCAATTTCTTGTTCAAGCTCAGGAGGTAAATCCTCATTATTCAAAGCATCAAAATTAACTTGAGGTTCGGGTTCTATACCTGCAGCTCTATTTCGTAGTCTAGTATTAATAGTGTTTTGATTTTTTTCAATCACCGATAAAAGAATATTTAACCCGGCTATTATTCCTTTATAAGAATTAATTAAAGTAATAACATTTCCTGCGTATCGGTTTGTCATAGATACAGCATCTCCAACCAAGTCAGAAGTTGTGTTGTAAAAATTTTCTAAAGTGCTTTCGTCAGGAGGGTTAGGCACTGTACCAGGAACAAACGGTTGGTAGCCTGCGTCCGCAACTGTTCTTACGGCTTCTGAATCAGCTTCAATAGTTCCAGGGTCACCAACATTTCCAGAATCTGCGTCAACCTGAGCTTGTCCATTTTGTCCGGTCTGTACTGTAGCCTTACCGCTTAAATTATCTACTTTATTTTGTGTTGACGCAATCTGGTTCCCTACTGACGCTGCTTGCATAGACAAGGCATTGGCAGCAGAGAGTAGACTCTTGGTGCTCATAAGTAGAGATACGCTTTCTTCTAATTCTTTCATTGTTTTAATTATTTAGGTAGTCTCTGGGTAAAGAGGTTGGGTAGAACCGTCCGATGTTATAGGAGGGCTAGCGATTCCTTGAAGAGATTTACCGTTAACGGAAGTCCCTGTGGTCGCTACAGTTGTAGCCTGGTTTCCAACAATAAGGTCTCCGCTATATGTAGCAGTTCCTGTTCCAGTCGACGTAACTTCAATGGCTCCAGGAGGAAGATTCACTGTTGTTAAGTGGGTATGGTTAACTAAACTGGTTCGGTCGACCACAATATCTGAGTTAGGTCCTCCGTTGATGTTTACTGAAGGTGAGTTTATAGACAGACCGTCCTCACTAAGTTCCAATGTCGTAGCTCCTACTTGCAAAACTATCTTTTGCGTTGCAGTTAAAGTTATAGTATTGTTTCCTCCAATACTGCTTACACCTATATGTCCATCTTGGCTTCCGTTTGTTAACGATATAGTTCCATTTTTTGATGCGGCTGATATTGTTGAGGAGATATCTCCTTCTTTTGATGTTTGTATAATATCTCCTTGTGTTTCTACAGCTACGGTTGGAGCGGTACTTTGCGTATAAATAGAAAGTCCATTATTATCTTCGTCTAATAACTGTAACGCGTTGCCACCGTTTTTAGCCGGTGCGTCGCTCAAAATTAAACGTTTACCCATAGCACTTCTCATCACAATCTCATTTTGATTTCTTTGAGAGGTTACTTTTTTTGTCATCCTCAACATATGCCCAGCAGGATGTTGAAATACGTAAGAATTAGGTAAATTATTATCTAAATAAATGACGTCTTGGCTAGGAACTCCAGCTCCTACGGTAGACCCTGGTGCATCTCCTCTAGGAGGAGTGAGCTCGGGGGTGAAAAATTTAGCAACTTCCCTGTCAGTTTTGCTGTAAGGTTGAGATATGTAACTATCTGGAACTACTTGACCACTCTTATACAAACACCCCATCCACACATTTTGTACTGGAGGGTTGGTAGAGGGGATATTAGCACATAGAACGGTAGCCCCTATTCCCGGGAGAGCAAATAATCCGGCACCTCCACCGCCGACAGGAGAAACATAATCACATTTTACAGGAGTAGGTCCAAAAATATCTGCTAGAACTAAAAGTTGTCCTGATTTTTCACTATCACCACAACCTTTAACAATACCAAACCCAAACGTGGGTGTGGGGGAGGTGTTAGCAAATGCCGCTTCACGTTGAGCTGCTGTTGACGCAACTTCTCTTTTTTGATTTTCTATTATAGCATCTATTTGTGATTGAGACGGGTTTACCATGATAAATTAATAAGTTCTTAATAATGATTGTGGGTTTCTTGTTAAAGACAAAGTGGTAATGTATCCAGAATTAGGTTCTAGAGTATGACGAATTCCTACTATATTATAATCTCCACTCAACCAATGATAACCGGCTACTCCAGTATTTTGTTGACCTCCTCGAGGTGAATTTACTTGTAAAGTAACTATCCGTTGGAAAAACTCAGCTCCCATTATATCTAATTCGGGAATACCTAAGGTGGATATCTCAACTTGCCAAACTTCATCCTGAACATCACGAACAAAATTCATTTTAGCATCCATAGACGCCTTTTCTAAAGCAGCTAATTCTTGGTTGAAGAAAGCTACATCAAGTTGTCTTGTTTGGTGAGCGTTCTCTTTATCATTCCACACCGCAAAATTATTTACTTCTCTTGAAAACTCCTCAAAATTATCTTTTGGATAAACAACATTTTTTACGGGGAAAAGTAGTTCGGCATACGCTTTTGTAGAAAGAACACTAACTACTTTACGTGCATCTACAACATTAAAACCTCCCTCTCTAAGTTGGTCGTCGGTATACTCAGCTATCAGCTCAGGAAACTTGTCAAAATAGAAAGACTGAATATTGAAATCCAAGGCTTTCACATTTTTTATATTAGTAAGTTTGGTAATTTCTTCTTTGGCTTCCGATAAATTATCCAAGGCAGTTGGGTCGTTGGAAATTATCTCGCTTTCTGCCTTCTCCACTTTAAGCAATAACTCAGCAGCCTTATTTTCAAACACAAAGACCATTAAATCTTGTACTATATTATTAGTCTCTTCTTGTGTTGCGGTTTCAAAAAATTCTTTTAAACTAGCAAACTGTAAAGTTGCATACATCGCTTGAGGTATATTATAAAGAACCCTGACATCCCCCATAAACCTTAAATCGGTTACAATAGAATCTTTTTCTCCATAAGATAAGAAGATATGGTCTTCGTACCCCGGGTCAGTGCGGGTTATTTCTGGGAAAGATTTTACAGGTGTTAACGGTGCTCCCATATTTTTTATTGAGTCTTGGCGGGATATTATTAATATCGTAGGACGGTCTGCTTGTAAATTTTCTTTACGTTCAGAGAACTGTTCTAACACTCCCCCTCCAATAAATAAATTTTCAAACTCTTTAGTAGTGACACTATTTAAATCTATCTGTTGTATAGCGTAAGGACTTTTTTCTCCAACCACTAATTTATTAACACCATTTATAACGTTTATTAAAACACTCGTAATATGAGGGGTAGTGGATTTTCCAGTGCCTAAAGAAGCCTCTACTGTATGGTTAATCTCAGCGTCCACCAAATCACGAATATCTTGAGTGAGGTTTTCGGGGTCGTCTATGAGCCCTACAAACGACAGTGTTTCTAAAGCCATTCTTTCAATATTACCAATACGTTGACCGCCCAAGAAATTACCTGGAAGGTTTCTACCTGCTTCCTCCTGGCTT